TTGGAAGCGTAGATACAACTGGGCAGAACGCAAGGATAACGTAGAGGAAAAGGCTTTAGCTAAGGTAGAGGAGTCTCAAGCTTCTCAGCTAGCTAAAGATGATATAGAGCAAAGAGAAATATATAATCGAATTACTAAAAAGGCTATTGATGAATTAGAAAATCTAACTTTTCAACGTCCGGGCGATGCCGTAAAAGCCGCTGATATAGGTATACAAGGTTCCAGAGGAATAGCCAGAGGGTTAGTAAACATTTCGTTTGTACAAGAAGTACTAGATATCTTAGCTGAAGAAATACACGATGAAGACACTCGTATGCGGCTATCCATTCGGCTAGGGGCGTTAATGCAGAAGACCCCGGATGGCAACTAATAAGAAAGATGTAACCTCTTACGAAGATGCTTTCGCACTTTTGTCCAGAGGATTGAAAGCTACATCTGCTATTAAGGTTGGTAGTATGTGGGACTTTGTAAGAGACATATGGTCTCTTAGTTTTGACCAGCCCAAGTTATTTAATGCATGGCATGTAGGTAAGATGTGCGATGATGTAGAACGGGCTATAGACGAGGGCCTGAACTATGTGAGTGTCGTACCCAGAACCCACTTTAAGTCTACCATTATCGGTCACGCCTTTCCTGTTTGGAGAGCCTTGAAGATGGGTAGAGATGTCAACTTCCTATATCTATCCTATAGTGACACAATGGCTAAGTACCATATTGGTGAACTTATAAAGGAAGTAGATCGCAACCCTGTCCTAAGTCAGTGGATGACTAATAAAAACGCTAGTTCAGAATATACTTTTAGGTATGCTATTAATGGTGAGTACACAGTGGAAATTATTCGTGGGGGAGTGTTTTCCTTTAAACGTGGACTACACGTAAATGGTGGGATGATAGCAGACGACATCCTTAGAGACCCAGATTCAGGTTTGAACTTAGCTAACCTATCAAAAGTAGAAAACCAATTCCTTACCGAAGCTATTTTCATACCTAACCCCGGAGTTCCTACAGTTGTTGTAGGGACGCCACAGACACCCTCAGACCTGCTATCAGTACTGGAAAACGATGAACGGTTCTTCCAGCGACGTATGCCCGCCCTAGACCCAGAACCTGACCGTAGAGTCCTATTCCCTGAACGTTATTCGGAAGAAGATTTGCTTAAAATTCAACGTGCCAAACCCAAAGCGTTTGCCTCAGAATTTTTACTACAACCGGCGTTTAGTGACGAGGCATACTTTGATGCCACAGACATTCTGTCTTGTGAAGATGACAATCTAGAAAACCATCCACCCGGGGAGACCTTTTATAAAAAGCCGGGGTCTAGACTGTATGCTGGATGCGACGTGGGTAAAAAGCGTAACCCTAGTCATATTGTAATTTTTCAGGAATACAATGGGGTTATAACTCAAGTACACCAATCATGGCTTGATAACTGGGAATTTACCGCTCAAGTAAAATACTTGAATGATTTAGTGGACAATTTCGATTTAGACTATGCCTTTTACGATAACACTCGTGGGGAGTTAGAAGATAGGGGACTTAACAATAAGTGGTATCCCATGCACTTCTCTCTAAAGTCTAAAAATGAAATGGCACAAATATTTGAGGAATACGTGCATTCCGGTAACTTACGCCTGTTACGTGATGAACGTCAACGCTCACAGATACTTTCAGTAAATAATGAGCTAAAGGCTCCTGATACTATAGAAGGCCATGGAGACGCCTTTTTCTCTGTTGCAATGGCTCTAAGGGCAGTGTATGATAGTACATCTATGGGGTTTACTAACTTAGGAAATGTTCTGGACTGGATGGATGATATAGATGGTTCCAAACAGCCCACTACCCACGCTTTAGACGTGGCAGTAAATGACAAAGAAACTGATCTTTTCAAGGTTGTAGAACAGAGAAAGAATGAGTATAATGAAGGTATCCCCAAAGACATTACACGGTTATCAGCGCCCAATCCTGACTGTCAGGAAGACGCATGCGTCCCAACAATGTGGGTAAGAAATAACCGTTTGTGCTTACAATGTGGTTCACGAAAAGAAGAATGAAAGCGGAGGCTCCAATACATGGCTGATCTTACCCCCCAAGCTGAGACAATTGCAAAAAAACGATATTACTTAAAAGATGAGGCTGGGGATACAGTTGAGGATTCGACTGAGATGTTCAAACGTGTTGCTAAAACTGTGGGTCTAGTAGAGCAAATGTACGATAAGTCGGACTCTGAAGTTGAGGAAACCACCAATCAATTTTTTGAAATGATGGATGGTCTAAAATTTGTCCCGAATTCCCCTACTATGATGAATGCTGGGACTTTCCAAGGAACCCTTTCAGCCTGTTTTGTACTTCCTTTGGAAGACACTATGGAAGGAATTATGAAAGGTGCAACTGATGCAGCCATGGTCCAAAAGTTTGGTGGGGGTACAGGATTTGCCTTATCTAAGTTGCGTCCAAGAGGGACTAATATTGCCTCAACACATGGAAGGGCTTGCGGTCCGATAGAAGTATTAAAAACGTTGAGCCGTGTATCCTCAATGATTACGCAGGGAGGGAAACGAGATGGAGCAAACATGGCTATTTTGGATGTCCACCATCCTGATATTCTTGAGTTCATTTCCTGCAAGTCAGTGGAAGGCGAAATCCATAACTTTAATATTTCTGTCGGGGTGGATAACGTCTTTATGCAAGCAGTTGCAGCGGGAGTACATTACCCGCTAATTGACCCACACACCCATGAAGTTGTAGGTGAACATGATGCTCGGATGGTATTTGATACAATTATTGAAGGGGCATGGAAAAACGGAGAACCGGGGATGGTTTTCCTAGACCGCATAAACCGTGACAATAAAGTTAAAGAGCAATATGGAGATATGATAGCAACCAACCCTTGTGGGGAGCAGCCTTTGTTAGGCAACGAATCTTGCAACTTAGGGTCTATTAATCTAGCTCAATTTTATCGTCCTATAGAAAGTATGTTTTACACAAATTGGAAAGACGCACTAGATTGGAAAGAGTTAGCTTCTGTAGTTAAATTGTCTACTAGGTTTCTAGATAATGTTATTGACGCAAATTATTATGCTACTACAGAAATAGAACAGATGACTAAAGCAACTAGAAAAATTGGTTTAGGAGTCATGGGTTTTGCTGATTTACTTATTAAATTGAAAATAGGATATGACACGAAGATTGGTCGAGAGGTAGGGGCGACTGTCATGCAATTTATACAAAGCACAGCAGACGATACCTCTTTAGAATTAGGAGAGGAACGTGGAGTTTTCCCTGCTTGGGATCGTAGCGAGTACGCTAAAGAGGATAACTCTAAGTACCGTAATGCTTGCCGACTTACCGTGGCTCCCACAGGAACGATTTCTATGCTAGCAGACACATCTAGTGGAATAGAACCTACTTTCGCTCTAGTTTGGCGCAAGCAAAACGTACTTGAGGGTCAGGAATTCTTCTATGCAAACAAATACTTTAAAAATACCGCTGAAGATTCAGGTTTTTATTCGGAAGACTTAATGGAATATGTGGCTGATGGTGGTTCCATTCAGGATAGAGATGATGTCCCGCAGTGGGCTAAAGATGTTTTTGTAACTTCTGCCGATATATCAGGTAAAGGGCATGTAAGTATGCAAGCAGCTTTCCAAGAATACTGTGACTCTGGGATATCTAAAACAATTAATTTCCCCAATAGTGCAACAGTTGAAGATATATCAATGGCTTATCTGGAAGCATGGAGAACTGACTGTAAAGGCATCACAGTGTACAGGTCAGGTTCCCGAGAAAAAGAGGTCCTAGTGTCCAAGGTTGATGAGGAAGCTAAAACAGAAGGCATAGACCTTTCTCAGTTGACTATGATACCAGCAATGGCTTCAGAGGTGGACAATGAATTTAAACTTCAATCTTTATATTCTGACTCCCCTTCTTCCTTAAAGTGGTTAGGGTTATCTAGCTTAGAAGAAAATTGCTGTAACGATCCTTTTATCGTAGAGGAATCAGGATGCTCTACTTGCAAAAGTTGTGGGTGGTCTAAATGCCACATTGCATAAAACCATTGAACTAGCAGTATAATAATAAAGAATAAAGACGAGGAGGCTAAGATGAGCAGTCAAGACATTCAGTATGTAGCTAAAAGAGATGCCGCAGGTACGTGGAGGATTCTCGATACATGGGATGAATCCCTAAGTTCCATAGCGGATGATGAAGAGATATCAGATAGTAATCCTTCTGTAACCGTGCTTACAGAGGGGCAGTATTTAGCAGTAGTACGAGAAGCAACTAAGGGTGGTTACCTACAAAGTGCCGCTCTTGCCGAGCTTCAATTTTTAGAAGCTAGGGTTGAAGAACTCGAAGCGGATAATATTGTTCTAGGAAGAGAAAATGAAAGTTTAGGTGAGCAGCTTCTCGATACAGACACTGTACAAGACATGGCATCACCTCGATCAACTATTCAACAACCTACTCCATCTAGTGATTTATCAGAAAGCTTTCTTATAAAGCAGATGATTATTGCTAAACTAGCTAATATGGGGCAAGCAGAAAACATGATAGGACTTAATGACTAATGCGTTTAGATGAGTTTGTTGGCCCCGGCAGTCCATTTGTACAAAAGAGAGACTCGGCTTCCTCTGTGTTAGATTCGTTAGCAAACTTTAACGAGAACCTTATCATGAAAGGTTCTGATGATGCTAGGGAAAAGGGAAGAAGCCCTGAGTTTGGTGTTGATTATATTGCTAACTCTTACATACGTAACCAACTCGCATATAGACGCCAGTTAATTTCCGACTTACAGAACATTTCATATACAGTTGAAGAGATACGTGCTCCTATCGGGCATATTATCAATGAGGTGTTTAGGCAAGGGCTGTCCTTTTCGGCTACTACAGATAAGCCTGACTCGGATCAATTAACTAGAATGAAAAAAGTAATGAGCCACGCAAACCAATTTGGTCAGACGTTGGAAGAAGTACTTAGGTTATTTGAATTTGATGTTAATACAATTGATGACGCCTTTCTTTATTTAGTAAAAGAATATGTAGCGGATGAAAAGAATAAAGTTTCTTCTAAAGTAGTAGAAATCCGAAGAATGAATCCCGCCCTGATAGAATTTGATCTAGATGAGATGGGACTTCCTAATAACACACATTTTATTTGCCCCATTCATCGTGAAGCTATTACCGAATCCCCCGGTAACTGTAAGATTCCCTCGCATGTAGAGGAAGGGTCTGAGGGGGAACCTTGTGGCATAGAACTTCGGGGAGCCATGTACAGGTTCCTACATCGCACACAAGTAGTTTATTTCTTAGAAAATGAAATTATACATACGTCAAAGTTTACTCCAACTGAGACATACGGCATGTCCCCCATCCTTACTATTTTTGAAAAGGCTTTGACTCTAATAGGTATGGATAAAAACCTATACCGTTACTTCTTTGAACGCAAGATGCCCGCATCCATGTTGATGGT